TTTAAAGTTATCTATATATGCTGTAAATAATGGAAAATATTATTGAACCAAATGAATCATTTGATTTTTCAAAATTAACTTTAACTCATCCATCAGGTATTCAAGGAGGTGCATGTTTTACAAAAATTGAATACAATAAAAAACCATTATTTATTCAAACAGTAAAAAGTAATACAAGACAAGGATTTGTAAAAACAGGCAAAAAATATTATTGTGATTTAATGTTTGATAAAAATTCAGAATCATTATTAAATTGGTTTGAAAAATTAGAAGAAACTTGTCAAAAACTAATTTATGAAAAAAAAGATTCATGGTTTAAAAATAATATAGAGGAAAATGATATTGAAACGGCATTTAACTCTATAATTCGTGTATACAAGTCAGGTAAATTTTATTTAGTCAGAGTTAATGTAAAAAATAATGAAAATAATACTTTTTCTATCAAAATTTATGACGAATATCATTCTACATTAAGTATAGAAGATGTTACACAAGAGTCTAATATAATTTCAATTATTGAAATACAGGGTATTAAATTTACATCAAGAAATTTTCAAATTGAAATAGAATTAAAACAAGTAATGGTATTAAATAATAATGCTATTTTTGAAAATTGTTTAATAAAAACAACAAAAAATGACACACATTTAGAAAAACATTTAGAAAATGTAAATATAATTGAAAAACAACCTGAAATAAATCAAAAAGAAGAAAATGAAAATATAATAGATCTTGATATTGAAGAATTAGAAACAGAAGATGACAATAAAGAATTAAAAGAAGTAAATTTAAATATTAATTTTGAAAATAATTTAGAAACATTTACATTAAAAAAACCGAATCAAGTTTATTTTGAATTATATAGGGAAGCAAGAAATAAAGCAAAACTTGCAAAAAAACAGGCAATTATTGCTTATTTAGAAGCAAAGAATATTAAGAAAACTTATATGATTGATAATTTGAATGATAGTGAAAGTGAATTTGATGCTGAAATAGACGAAGTTTCCGAAAGTGAATTAGAAGGATTATAATTTTAAAATTTAGAATTGTTTAGTATTCTTAAAATTATTTTATCATTAATTTTATATAATGATCAAATCTTTAAAGAAACTATTTAATGATAATGGAATAGCGGCAATTATAGTTTTACTTATTTTGGCTTATATTATTCATATATTTATGAAATACTTATCTTCAAAAGGTATGCCTGGTTACGAATCAAATCAATCTATGCAATCTCAATATAAATCTAATTCTTCTCAACAACTTTCTAATTCTGGAGTAAAACCATCTGAACCTTTAGGACAAAATGAAGTGTTTGCATCTGTCAATGGTGTACAAACTACAATGCAAGGTATTCCTACATCATGCAGTCAACCTAATATTGGTAATCCATCTGAATTGTTACCTAAAGATAGCAATTCACAATGGGCACAACTAAATCCCGCTGGTAAAGGTGAGTTGTCTAATGTTAATTTATTAAAAGCAGGTTACCATATTGGTATTGATACTGTTGGACAAAGTTTAAGAAATGCAAATCTTCAAATTAGATCTGAGCCACCAAATCCACAATTAAATGTTGGACCCTGGAATACTAGTACAATCACCCCTGACTTTTTACGACCGCCGTTAAATATTGGCAGTGGTCCTCAATAAAATATTTTTACTTTTAACTATATAATTGTTTAATTATCAAAATCTTTATATTCGTTATTTTTACACATATAAATATTTTGAACTATCTTGTCTTCGCTTATTTTTTCAATATTTGTAAATAATTATATTTGAAATACTGTAATATAAATACAAAATGATTTAAATTTATATTTATATAATTAATTAAAGAAATATATGTGTAAAATTAAACAAAAAAAATTATGCGGAGATACAACATGTGAATTATGTATTTCTCGATCTATTTTAAATTTAGATATTTGTCAACAACTTATTGATGAATTTGATGTTGATAAAAATATCAATATAGAATTACTTAACTTACCATATGGAAGTCATAAAAAACTATATTGGAAATGTAAAAATCGACATATTTTTTATGTAACACTTAATGCAAGAACTAATGGTAAAACATCTTGCAAAATATGTAAGTATGATGAGCGTTCAAAAGATTTAGAACTAAAAAAAATAATTAAATATAATCTTAATAATAATATTAATACTAACAACAATTTTAATAATATAACTGGTTTAAAAAATGAAGAATTTATATATAATTTATTAAAAAATAATTCAAATATAAAAGAAATTCAACTTGTTGGATATTTAGGTGGTTTTGCTGATATAATTATTAAATTAAATAATGATAAAAATAATTATTATTATTTATTACAAGTTAAAACTATTACTAAAACAAATGAAACAACATATTATTTAACAAATGATAAAAAATATCAAACAAATCTATTAATAGTTATGACCGATAATTCACATAAATATTTTGCTATTGATTTTGCTGGAAATATTAATGTAAAACGATTATGTCTTAACTATAATTATAATAAAAGTAAGCATTTAAATATTATGTTTAAAACAGAAAAAGATTTTACTGAAAAAATATTAGAATTAATACCACTATCACAATCTGTTGAAAATATAGCTGATATATTAACTGAACCTCAAAAAAAAGAATTTTATATGAAAAAAAGATTAAAAGAAAAGTGTAAATCATTAAATTTATTGTACAATGATAATATTCATAATCATAATACTATCGATTGTTATATAAATAATATTCCAATACAATTAAAGTATGCTTCATTAAACCAAAATCATCGCAGCACCATTCAAGTAACTATGAGAAAATCTTTGGGTAGATTAAAAGGACAATGCGTTAAACAAAGCTACCATATTAATGACGATTTTATTTTTGTAATTATAGAGTTAGATAAATATCATAATAATTTTTGTATTATACCAAAACAAGAATTAGCAAATAAAAAATGTATATCAACAAATAATATAATTGGAAGTGGTATGTGTTATGTTATGCCTCCAGATTTTGAAAATAATCACTGGACTAAAATATATTGGGAAAATTGGGATCTTTTATTTATAAATTAATATTTAATAAACTACTATCAAAAGTATGTCCACATTCGCAATCAAACCAAAACTTTTTATGTGAATTTAACGCTATATCACATGGTTTTATTGTATTTTTATTTGACCAAAACTTAGATTTAGGGTGTACTGAAAACATTTGTTATTGAATTAATATTATTCTATAATTTTAATTCAATTTTATATATAAAAATAATTTACATATTTGTAATTTAAGCTAAATCAGTAGCTAATGAATTACAAAAATTAGTTACATTAGGCGTTCCTAATCTAGTTGCAATATCATATCCTGTACTTGCACTATAAGAATAATCTGTTCCAATTATATCATATGTTAAACATTTTTTATTTTTATAATTGTATATATATGGACAAGCATAGTATATTTTTTTATATATTTGTGTCATTTGTTTTATTATTTTGTTTAAGAATATATTATGATTCAGATATATTTAATTTAAAATGTGTAATTGCTTCAAAAGATGGAAATCGATATTGTGTAAGAGAAAGAGAGAAAATAGGTGTGGCCGCAAATTTACTTGCAACAGTTACTGAAAAATGTAAAAAAATAGTTGAATATATGAAACAAACACATCCAAATGATGCAAGAGTAAAAAGATTAGTAGAGGGTTTTAATCCTAAAAAAATTAGTGAAACATTACCTACAAGTGAATTAACTGCTTACAGTGAAAATAAAGGAGAAAAAATTGCATTTTGTTTAAATACTGCAAAAGATAATGATAAATTAATTGATATTAATACATTAACATTTGTTGCATTACATGAATTATCTCATATAATGACAGAATCTGTAGGTCATAAGCAAGATTTTTGGAATAATTTTAAATTTTTATTACAAAATGCAAAGGAATCAAATATATATCAACCAGTTGATTATAAAAAAACGCCAAAAGAATATTGTGGAATTACAATAAATGATAATCCTTATTATGATTTACATTAAATTATATATTATGTATTCATGTTATCTAAATTATTTAATATATTATATTTATCTATATTTTCAATAATATCATTAATAATTTTTAGTTTGTTTCTTATATTATTTATTTGTGTTTGTGTACCAGTTAGCAGTTTAAGATCATTTAACTCAACTAATAATTTTGCAGATGTAGATATACATGTATTTAATATATCAGCACATTTTTCATTATCTAAATATAATTTCATATATAAAATAAAAATAAAATAAATAAATTATAATAATAACTTTATATATATGAATATTGAACCAAATAAAATGTTACAATTTACTAAATCTGTATATAAAATAAATTATGTAATTAATGGAATAATTGATACTGTATATGTATTTTATGGAAAAAATAACGCAAAAGAAAAAGAAATAGATATGATTAAGAAAGTATTTACAGAAGATGAATATTCTAAAATATTATCATCTAAAATTAAAGTTAAATTTTCTGATCATCAAATACATTATGACGATACAATTAATACAATAAAAATTAAAATATTAAATGAATTAAAAAAAAGTATTTCAATAGAAGAAATATATTTATATTCACAACAATTAGAAAATCTTAATGATGTATTAATATATCAGTTATTAACACAAAATAAAAAAATAGATATTACAAATATAAGGTTTAATCAATTTGTATCTAATATAGTAAGTGATGAATTTGGAAATAAATTAAATATTCCTCCCATAAAAGATCTGTATATATTCGATGATATTGTAAACTTAAAATTAAATGATAAAAAATATATTATTAATAAAGTATTGGGACAAAAAAATTTTATGACTGAAAATGAGTTCCCTTTTGTATGTAATCCATATGATATAACAAATTACGATTCTTTATTTGAAAAAAATATAAGAAAATCATTATCTGCATTAAACAGTCATCTTTTGTTAAATAGTGGACAAATATTGGATAATAACATTTATGTATGTTTAGCAGAAGATGTATTAGAATATGTATCTAATAAAGATATATCTGAAGAAACTACACTTAAAATATATTATCCATTTTTATATAATAAAAATATAAATAATTTAGAAGATTTACATGAAAATAGAGGTAAATTAATTGAAAATAATAAACAAATATTAAATGAAAATACATTTGAATTGTTTAAAACTATAGATATGTTTTATGATATGTATAAATTAAAAAAAACTAATTTAAATTATGTTAATACAGGTATTAAATATATTAAAGCAATAATTCATCCTGATTTTGCAATAAAAATACCATTAGAAATTATTTTTAAAGTTATACATGCTACACAACAAAATCCATTAATAAAATATAACCCTTCATCAAGACAAGAAAATATATATAGACTTTATACAGATAAAATTGCAATTGATGGGAAAAAAATACCATATTTAAAAAAAGCAGTAATTTTTAAGCTTATGAAAATAATTGCCAAAACTAAATCTGTTGCCGTGTATATTGAACATTCACAACATTCATTTGTTTGTGAATTTGAAGAAAATGGGTCTATTATAATTAGTACAGAATTTAATGATTTAGTAAATAAAGAAGAAGTTGATGATATATTTAAAAAATCTATAAATCCTATTATTGAACAAATTGTAAATTTATTGGAACAAAATGGTTATAAATTAAAATACTTTACAAGTTTATCAGATAATAATATTGAAATAAAACACCTAACTTACGAAACACAAATAAAAATAACAAAACCTATAAATTTAATACAATATAAGGGATGTATTTCAAGTGTATTTAATAATGAATCAAGTGAATTTAAATCAGGTATTCATCTTAGGTTTAAAAGAATTTCAAATTTTAATAAAGTTACTAGCCAAGAAGCTTTTATTATTGAAAAAAGTGAACAGGGATATAGAGGGTCAGACATTATAGAGGCACTTTTAGAAAATTTTCCTGAAGATTTAGATCGTACTAAAGCAGAAGATTTGGTTAAAAAAGTTGCAAATGAAATACAAGTTGAACAAGGTGCTAAAAAAGGTGAAATAAAAATAAAAGATAATCCTGGATTCAAGACTACTATAACATTAGATCAGCAAATTGGTGTAATTACAATAGTAGTTGATAATATTAATGACATTAATTATTTGTCAACAATACCAATATATTTAGATAGTATAATTCGTTTAACTCAAGATAAGTCAAGCACTTTGTATTCTACAAAAGAAATCAACAGATTATGCTCATCAGGCGAAAAAGAAGAAATAAAAATAATGAATATTATAAGTCCAAGTAAAAGTCTTGTATCTGAAATAGATTCATTAGATAATTATAGTACAAGTGAAGAAATAGATTACAAACAAAGATTAAATGAACCGTCTAAAAGCGCATTTAATTTATTTTATGATGAAGATGAAGGCGAAGAAGAAGATGAAGATGAAGAATTAACAGGCGGTGAAATAAATAATAATTCAAATTCAAGCGAATCTTCAATTGCTTCTGAACCTGATACAAATTCTTCTAAAAACAAATCACTTTCTTCAATTGCATCTGAAAAAGAAGAAGAATCTATTCCTTCAATTGCGTCTGAAAAAATAAGTGATAAACAACTTTCTTCAATTGCTTCTGAAAAAGAAGAAGAATCTATTCCTTCAATTGCGTCTGAAAAAATAAGTGATAAACAACTTTCTTCAATTGCATCTATATCTAGTAATAAATCAGTTCCTTCTGAAAAAATAAGTGACAAATCACTTTCTTCAATTGCGTCTGAAAAAGAAGAAGAATCTATTCCTTCAATTGAGTCTGAAAAAGAAGAAGAATCTATTCCTTCAATTGCGTCTGAAAAAGAAGAAGAATCTATTCCTTCAATTGCGTCTGAAAAAATAAGTGATAAACAACTTTCTTCAATTGCATCTGAAAAAATAAGTGATAAACAACTTTCTTCAATTGCATCTGAAAAAATAAGTGATAAACCTATTTCTTTTGAAAAAGAAGTAGAATCTATTCCTTCAGAAAAAGAAGTTGAATTAAAAATCAACGAATTAGAAGAAAAAGAAAATGAAGAAAAAGAAGAATCTGACAACGATGAATCAGAAGAAGAACAAGAAGAAGAAAAAGAAGAAGATCAGGTACATAATATTGATGGTTTAAAACTAAATAAACCATATTATTTTCAAACTCGAATAGAAAAATATGACCCCATTTTAATTCTTAAAGAAGATACACCTGAATATAATGCATATTCAAGAACTTGTAGTTCAGACACACGAAGACAGCCAGTTATATTAACTGATACACAGTTAGCTAAAATAAACAAAGAACATCAGGGGTTTTTAAGAGATGAAGATGTAATTAAATATGGATCAAATCCTAATAATAAATTTAATTATATTTGTCCTCGTTATTGGTGTTTAAAAAATAATACAATTGTAGATCCAAAGGATTTAAAAGAAGTAATTACAAATGGTAAAAAAGAATTAATACATCCTACTTGCGGAAAAGTGTTGGCAAAAGGAGATAAAACTGTAAAACCAGGTTACTATATTTATGAATTTTATCAACCATCAGGAAAAAATGAAAAAAGGTATCCAGGGTTTCAAACTGATAAACATCCAAAAGGATATTGTTTACCATGTTGTTTTGATAAATATAATACAGAAGGAAGAATAAAAGCTAAAGCTAAATGTACACAACCAACTAAAGATAATAATAAGGAAATTGGTAAAGAAAATGTTGATAAAGAAAATAATAAACAAGTTACAAAAAAGGATAAACAAAATATAATTGAACAAGATGAATATATCAAAGGACCAGATAAATTTCCATTATATTCGGGTAGGTGGGGATATTTACCAATGAGTATTCAACAAATTTTACGAGAAGTTAATGCAGATTGCCAAATTAGTAAAACAAATACAAATATAAAACAAAAACATCCTTGTTTATTAAGACATGGAGTAGAAATAAATAAAAATCAATCATTTATTGCATGCATTTCAGATATTATATTTTTTGCAACAAAAAGTGTAACAGATAATTCACCTTCACAAATTTTAAATATTAAAGAAATGAGAGAAAGAATAATAAAATCTTTAAATATAGATAATTTTATTAAATATCAAAATGGTAATTTAGTAAATGATTTTTATAAAGCAGATAAAGAAATAGATATAAATAAATATAAAGACACAAAATTGTTTAAAAAACTTAAAATAGAAAATTCAGAGGATGTGTTTTACTATAAAAAAGTAATATCATCTTTTGAAAATTTTATAGATTTTTTAAGAGACGACGAGGCTATTATAGATCATACTTATTTATGGGATATTATAAGTATGCCAAATAAATATATATTTCCAACTGGTGTAAATCTTATTATTTTAAAAATACCAAATGATGATATTACAAATAATGTTCAATTACTTTGTCCAACAAATCATTATTCTTCTGAATTTTATGAAGCTAGAAAACCTACTATATTTTTGATAAATGAAGATAATTATTATGAGCCTATATATTCTTATACAATAGATAATAATAAAATAATTATAGCTAAGGAGTTTAAAGAATATGATCCAAACTTATCGAAAACTATGAGAGCTGTATTAAAACAAGTAATAAAACCATTTTACAATATGATATGCAGACCATTAAAAAGTATGCCTAATGTTTATAAAGTAAAACGACCTTTATTATTGTATAATTTAATAAATCAACTTGATAAATATAAGTATACTGTATTAAAAATGGTTGTTAATTTTAATAATAAAGTGATTGGAATAGTTGCACAAGAGCCGCAACCTTCTACTCAAACGGGATTTATTCCTTGTTATCCTTCTGCAATTGAGGATAATTTAAAAAAAGATTTAGATTATGTATTTATGACTGATTTAACAATATGGAGTAATTATAATGATACAGTAAATTTTTTAATGAAACTTGATAAAAAAAATAAATTAAAAAATAATGAAAATAGTATAAATTGTAAACCAGCATTCAAAATTATTGAAGATGAATTAGTTGTTGGAATACTTACAGAAACAAATCAATTTATTCAATTATCTGAACCAATAATAGAGGATGATATTCTACCTGAATATGATATACCATCTATAAAAAATAATAATTATATTGTTAACAGTAAACAAAAACCATTAATTTCTGTTGATGTACCTATATCTACTACAAATGATGTAGATATTGAACGCGTTGATTATATAAAAAAAATAAAGATGGAGACAACTTTTTATAATGTATTTAGAAATACAGTAAGAATTTTATTAAATGATTATGAAAATATAGAAATAAAAGAAAAAATACAAAATGAAATATCTAATAAATATATTATTTATTCTGACAAATTCAATAATATTAATAGATTGTTGAGAGAATTAATAAAATCCAAAGTTCAATTTATAGGAGATAAAAATTATTATAAATTAATAAATGAAATATCTACATGTATAGTTAAAGATAAAACTAAATGTAATAATACACCAAATTTATGTGTAGTAACAGAAAATGGTATATGTAATTTAATTATTCCAAAACAAAATTTAATTACTGAAAAAAATAATGAACCTATATATTTTGGAAAAATGGCAGATGAATTAATTAGATATAAAAGAATTCAAACATTTATGTTTCAACAACAAACATATATATCTTTTGATAATATAAATTATAATTTGAGAGAAGATGAAATTATTTTGATACAATCATTATTAACACAAGAATATTTTGAAAATCTTATACCTATGACAATAAATAAGTATGTTAAACAAAATTCATATGATGAGGCAGAACCAGCAATATCTCAAATATATGATAATACAATTACTTCAATTGAAGATATGACATCACGAAATATTGATGAATGTAGTAAACCAACAAATAGTAAAATAACATCCGCATTATGGAAGGTAACATTTCCAAGTAATTATACAGAATCAGTTTATGGTAATTCTACTTATTGTACTTTTAATTTTATAATTGATTTAATTGAAAAAAATACAAAAGAAAAATATACAATTAATCAAATTAAAAATTATTTGTATAATGAATATAAAAAATATTTACCTGAATATAGTTCTAAAATAATAGATATATTAATTATTGAAGGCAAAAAAACAATTGGTGATCAAGTACAAGCAGGAACAATATCATTTTCTGATTTTATTTTTATGGATAGTTATTTTTTAACTACATTTGATTTATGGCTACTAGTAGATAAATTTAAAATTCCAACGATATTTATATCTCAAAAATATATTTTACAAACAAATTACGAGAGATATTGTTTTGTTGGTTATACATCTGAAAGTAACGATACTGATAAATATGTATTTATTGTATTGCCAGGATTAAGGGCTGAAACCATACCATCATTAAAAATAATAGAATCAAATACTAATGATGTATTTATATCTATTAGCGAATTAAATAGTCAACATACAGATAATATAACATATGCAATAGATAATAAAGTAACAATTGAAGATTATTTAACAAATTTTGTTAAAGCAAAAAAAACTATATATGCCAAAAAAAAACCAGCAAATTTAGTAATTGAATATAATAAAGAAGAAAACAAAGGTATTCAAATAGTACCTAAAACAAGAACAAGACGAAAAAAAATAGAAATACAAAATGAAAAACGCAATATAGAAGAAGAAATAAGAAAAGAAGAAAAAGAAATAGAAGACACTATGGGACAAAATATAGAACCAAATATAGAACCAAATATAGAACCAAATATAGAACCAAATATAGAAGACAAAAAAGAAGAAATAGAAATACAAATTGTACCTAAAAAAAGAACAAGACGAAAAAAAATAGAAATACAAAAAGAAAAAGAAGGACAAACAGAAATGCAAATTGTACCTAAAAAAAAAACAAAAAAAAATAAAATAATATTAAAAGGAAATAAAAAATTTAATTTACAAATAGTAGATGAATTAACAAATAGTAAATGATTAATATATTAAATATCATTGGCTTCATTCATATCATTATTTTGGTCAACATCATTATTTTGATCAAATTCATTATTTGGATTAAATCCATTTGGCTCAAACCCATTGTTATCATAATATATATCTACATTGTTATATTCAATATGATCTATTAAAAAATTATTATTTTTCGGATAAAATGAAATATGTGAATCTTTAAATATATATTTTTTATTTTTTTTTGAATTAGATAAACATGTAGAATTTAAAACTACAATTTTCCTTCCAAATAATGGATTATATTTTTGAAATGATTTTAATTTTATATTTAAAATAAATGATGAATCAAATTTATCTGTTGGAATTAATGAATATTTGCTAGTATGTGATAATAATAAATAAGGTTTCATTATTTTAATAAGTGTGTCTTTTGGAAATTCTTTGTCTATATGTATGTGATATTTAGAATCTGTAAATTGTAAATTATATTCATCTATCATGTTCAGTATTTCTAAATATAAAATGTTTGATGGTGAATTATTTACAAAATTTTTAATGGAGTATTCTCTCAATAAATATTCATATTTATACATAAATAATTTTAAATTAAAGTTTAATTTAAAGAATTTAAATAATAATTCAGAGTAAATATTTGTATTAAATTTTACAAAAAAGTATATATTATAAAGCATTGATTTATTAAAAAAAATATTATTGTATGGATTTTTAATTGGTATAGGATTTGAAAAAAACATATCAGAATTTGTTAATGATGTATTTATTATTTTTAAAAGATCTCGTATATTAAATAAATATTTACAATTTAATTGGTATACACACATTATATTTTTGGAATTAATAGTAATATTATTTAATTCCATATCTGTATTTACTACAATTTTTGCTTTTTTATATTTATATAAAAATGCAAACTTATTTAAAGCCATATTAATTTTTTGTATTTTATTAAAATAATCAAAAAACTCTTCTTTTATGGTTTCAGTATAAAAAATATTATTCAAAAAATTATTTAAATACATATATTTACCTTTTATACTATTAAAAGTATTAACATAAGATATCATAGTTGTAAAATGTATTTTATATAAGGTATTTATATTATCATTTATATTATGATTACAATAATTAAATTCACTATTTATGTTTATAATTTTATTTATAATATATTCAAATGTTAGCATATTATATAATACTAAGTAATATTTTAATATTATTTTAAATATAATATATTTTTGATTTATACATAATATATAATAATATAATATATTATTTATGTTACAATATGGATTTAATTTTTTAAAGATATATGTAATTATAATAAAATAACATTAAAATCCAGGATTATAATTATTATCACTTCCCATATTTTCAGGTTTAATACTTATAACATTATTTTGAATAGTAAGTTTATTAATTCCACATGGATCATTTGGATTTTCAATTGCACCAAAGAATTTTTCTATTTCATTTTCAGCATTGACAGGTGCATATTCACTGGATTCTTTTAATTTTTGCATTTCTTCTATATCTAATACTACTTGAAAACAACTTGTACCGTAATATCCTTCTTGTCCACACATTACATTCGCTGATACTCCTCGTAATGTATCTAACTCTGCATGTCTTGCTGCTTTTAAAAACATTTCAGGAGTTTCTTCAAACGATGCTTTTGCAATTGGTCCTATATTATCATTATTAATACCATGTCTAAATATTGAAATCATTTTATGTGTAAATGTCATTCTATCAACTAATACACTAAAATTGTGATAATTAATATAAGTGCCGTCAAATTCAATTACTTCTACTAACTCATTGTATATAGCTTGTCTTGCGGCTTCAATGCCAAGTATGTTATAAATTTCTACAATATCATTACTAAATGTTCTTGAACTATCAATAAAATCTAACCCAAGAACATCTAATAAATTTGTACCAATTGTATCTAATACCCAAATATCTTGTTTAACAAATATACCGTTATTTTCAATTAAATTATCCTTAATTTTACGAAGAATAACTTTATTAATTCCTTTAATACCTCTTAAAACAATATTTTGCAACAATTGATCTTGGAAATTTTTTAATATATATATTTGATCAGATTGATCAAGAGGATTAATTTTTGTTTTCTTTTTACCACCACGATTTGATCCACTTTTTATAACTTCATTCATTCTAATTCTGAATACTAATTTATCTGAATTATAATCAGAATAAATACAAGTTATCTGATTTTCGTAACAATTATTTAATGTAAAATTAACATCATCCATTGTAATATTTTTTTCAAGCATTATTTCAGGATTCATAATCATTCTGATTATCCATTTTGATTTGTCATTTTCATCATTTGATAAAGATGTTTCTGAACATTCTGCTACCATATTTTCAAATGCTTTATATTGCTCAATAGTATTTTTATCTTCATGTATAAGTGTATTTAAATCATCAGGATCAAAACATATTTCTATTGATTGAACTATTTCTTCTAATTTTGTATGTTCTAACATATACATAATTGATCTTGCTTTATCTTTTTGGGTTTCATCTTCTTTTTTTAAATATACAGTTAATGACGGATTTTTTGGTTCACTCGATAAAGATAATATTTCTTCAATTCTTGGTACACCTCGTGTAACATTAGATTTTGAGGCAACACCTGCAAAATGAAAAGTATTGAGTGTATTATGAACTATAATACCATAATCCGTCATAAATGTTTGATTACCAGGAACTGTAAAATCGTATACATATTCATTTTGATCAGGAGTATTATATTCAATTTTTACTATTTCGTCCCATATAACATTTGAATTTGCTGCTTGTTTTAAGACTTGTATTTCATTATTGATTTTATAACTGTCTTGATGATTTTCAAAAATGTGAATATATCTTTGTAATGTTTTTCTTCCGATTGATTCTTTATTTTTATAATATCCATAAGTTCTACTTTGTCCGGGTAGTGCTAATACTTTACCACATTTTGCAATAATATGTCCTACTCCATTTATTTTATCAATATATTCATTTGATGTAAGAGATTCTGTTCTATTTGCATACTCAACAAGAGTTAATAATTTATCTGCGTGAACTAATGACCCAATCTGTTCATTGTATGCAACGCAATATTTTGTCAATATGTTTAAATCATATATGTTAGATCCTTTAACAAATGTTTCTTTTATAGTTGCAAATATGTCGAAATAATTCAATAGTAACGCAATATCTTTAATTAATTGTTTGCTTCTACTGCATACACGCATTTGATGATGTTTTTCATCATGATTAAAATTTCCATCACCATCGATATATGCTTGAATTAATCCAGCTTTAAATTCATTCGGCGCAGTAAATGCAAAATCTGGAACTTTTTTTACAAATGAACCAGTATTACATTCTTCTAAAAGAAATTTAGATAAATGTTTATCATTAAATTTTGTTGTTATTCCAGGACCATATTGTCCTGGTCTATCATAAATAATACATTCTTTTTCAAATAATTCTGCAAATTTTTGAGTATTGTTAATAAAATGTGGTGATATATTTGTTATGCAAATTGTATAACCATTAATATTTCCTTCTGCTAAATATGCACCAATAAACCATCCAAATAGATAATCTAATTTAAAATCTTTTGAGTCTATAGAAATTGTATCTTTTACAAACGAATTGTCAATATATTTAGCTACGGGAACTCTCATGCCAATTGTCATATTTGCACCAACAATAGGAATAACTGATTGTGTATTTTCATCGCGAATTAAATGAGAATGACTTGTTGTTGTTTCAACTATTCTTCCACTTCTAGTTGTAACTTTCATGGTTTGACCATTAACTGGATGTCTACTAATGTGTGATATTTTATTCCAAGCAGTTTTTTCATCTTTACTTACACCTACAATATAGTATTCTTCCTCTAACTGTTCTAATAAAGTTTCTACACTATTTTTATGACCAGTATTAAAGGTCATATTAGGTAATTGTTCAATTAAATTATCACAAAAATCTCCTATAGTGACAGACATATGTTTTATAAAACCTGTGGTCTTATTTTTCGAAATTATTTTAAATTTTTCTGACCATACATTGCTCATTTGTGTGCTCACTTCGCCAATACTTTGACCTGCAATCATTCCAACCATTTCACCAGGTGTAACAATAGCTCTTTTATAAGCCAAAGTAATAGTGTCTAATAGTAACGATAATGCTGCTCTATTGAATCGTTTTACAACTAATAAATCTTTAGGAGATAAATAAAAGAAGAACAATATTTTAAATAATTGAGTTGGAGGTGCATATACATTTTTTTCTAAATTTGCATAACATTGCTCAATCATTTGTAAAGCTTCTAAAGGAGTAATATCAACTAATGATGATACTGTAAGATTAGTTTGACCTTGAATATTATTAATTATATACATAAATGCTACTGGACAATTTACAACACTATCGTCTTTATTTTTAAAGACATATTTAATAATCTCATTTCTCATTTTTATCATAAGTTCAACATACTTATTTGTTTCTCTCATCATATCTGAATATTGTTTTTTGTATCTTGTCATTACATTTTTTAAAAATATATTATTCAATGTTTTTGTTTTATTATTTTCATCTGGTAACAAGAAATGTAAATAAATATCTTGTATACTCATAGATACTAGAGGTATATGCTGATTTTCAACTTTGGTTGTATCGATGTTATCATCGCCATATGAAAACTGCACAATTTTTTGTTTATTTGTTCTAACTGTCATATCATATGCCACCATTAAATCTTCCAAACCTTTAATTAATCGTCTTTGGATATAACCTGTAGTTGAAGTTTTAACAGCAGTATCAATTAAACCTATTCTACCACCCATAGCATGGAAGAATAATTCTTGAGGAGATAATCCATTAATATATGAATTTTCTACAAATCCTCTTGCTACAGGTGAATCATCAAATTTTGTAAAATGTGGTAATGTGCGATGCTCAAAACCATATGGAATACGCTTACCATCTACATTTTGTTGACCTAAACAAGATATCATAAATGAAATATTTAAATCTGAACCTTTTGAACCTGCCAATACCATTGTAACAAATCGATTATCTTTTGCTAAACTTTTAAGACCTACTTTACCTGACTCTGAAGTTGCTTGATTTAAAATATTATTAACTTGAGTTTCAAATTCTTCTTCATTTGTTTTTCCAGTATTATTTTCAAAAATACCTATTTGGGTTTGATCAATTAAATTTTTAACATCATTTTTCTTTTGTGTAATAATTTTTACAATTTCTTCGTTTGTTTTTTCATCAGAAATTAAATCGCTAATTCCTACACTAAATGCGCTTGATTTCATATATTCAGTAACAATATTTTGCAAATCATCTATAAATTTGGCTGATGCCATATTACCAAAATCATTACATATTCTATGTAATAATCCTTTTGTTCCTGCACCTAATACACCCTTATCCATTTGTCCACGAATATATTCTCCATTTTTAATTTCTAAAATAGCATTTGATGTTTTGAATTCATCCTTATCTTCTTTAAATGCCTTTGTTTTATATTTCATGGATAAAGGAGGCATGATTTGACTTAAAATATTAAAATTTGTAATTCCTGTTTCAGATTCTACATTTTTTATTAATTCTTGTTCATTCACACAATTAAACATCATTAATAAATTCATCGCTTCTCTAGGTGTAAATTTGATACCTTCTCTCGTGAATTGATATGATCCTAACATTGAATCTTGATAAATTCCAATAATAGATGAATTGTTTGCAGGACTAACTATTTGAAATGGTACTGCTGCTAAATTTCTTAATTCTGCTTCTGATTCAGGATCTTGAGGCATATGTAAATTCATTTCATCCCCATCAAAATCCGCATTATACGGACGAGTGTCTGCAACATTCATTCTAAATGTATCACCTCGCTTCATAATTTTAGCAATATGACACATCATGCTCATTCTATGAAGAGTAGGTTGTCTATTAAACAAAATCGCGTCTCCATCCATCATATGTCTATGTACAATATCACCTTCTTCAAGAATAATTGATTGTCTATCAAGATAATATCTTAGAGTAATAGACTCGCCATTAGGTTTTTCCAATATCTTTGCACCAGGCCAATTATCAGGACCATTTTGAACCAATTTTGTTAAAAACGCCTTATTAAGTTTATTTACAGTAACAGGTTTAGTAATATTTTTTGCAATTTTAATTGGAATTCCAAGTTCTTTAATAGATATATTTGGGTCAGCAGTAATAACAGATCTTGCACTAAAATCAACGCGTTTTGCCATAAGATTTCCTCTCATTCTACCTCCTTTTCCATTTAATCTGTCTTTAATTGATTTTAATGGTCGTCCTGATCGTTGTGCAACAGAAGCTACACCTGGTATTTTATTATCAACTTGTGTTGCAATATAATATTGCAAAACTGTGGTCCAATCATCAATAACATTTGCAGGAGAATTATTTTGTATTTTTTCCTGTAAAGTTTTATTTGTTTTAATGATATTCACTAAAATATGACTCAAATCATCTTCTGATCTTTGTTGTGCATCATGTTTTACTGAAGGACGAACTGCAGGAGGAGGTACAAGCATTACTTGACAAATCATCCAATCGGGTCTAGAATATATTGGACTAAATCCCATAAATGATACATCTTCATCAGAAATTCTCTTTAAAATTTTAATTGCCATTTCAGGAGTAACTTTTATTATGATAGGTTCTGCCTCTGCACCTTCATTTTTCCATTCAGCAAATATAGTAGCAAGACCCTCTTTTCGGATTTTATTTGGTTGAAGGCATCCACATCCATCATCAATATCTTCTCCACATCTTTTAATTTTACTTGCCAATGAGAAGACATATTTCCATCTTGCATCTCCTTGTAATTTTAATGCTTGTTTGTATTTATCTTTACTAATTAATAACTTACTGCATTTAAAACATACACATCTGAGACATTTTAAAACTGTACTTAAAAACTGAATATAATATACTGGTTTAGCAAGTTCAATATGTCCTGCATATCCAGGTGTTTGCATATAATCTAAACCATCTGTAGGGCAAATCAATCCTGGTTCTAATACTCCCATACGAGGATCAAATAATCCACCAATAACAGGTTTATTATTTATATAAGTATCTCTACTCGTAATTTCAGCTACAGATCCTTTTCTGATTTCATCAGGAGATAAAATACTAAATTGAATGCCGATAACTTTGGAACAATTTGTTGACATATTTAATTTGGACATCTATTATATTATATTACAATAGATTTATATTGTTTTTTATTAATCAATTTTTTATTTTAAATTTAATTATTTCTTATTCTGTTTTTTTAGTTCTGCCATATTTACAATATTGTCTTTGTGAAAAACCTTTGGGATGATTACAATTAATACTTTTCTTATATTTAATAGACCATTTTCTTCTATTTTTTTTTGTGTTTTTCATATTATATTATATTATATACAAATAAAATATATTACTATAAAATGGTGTAAAAAATATTTTAGTATAATAGGTGTGTTAAAATACATAATTATATTAAATTTTTATGTAGTTATTCGTGTTAATATTATATAATAATGATTTAAAATTAAAGCTTAAATATATAACAAAAGTTAATAGTAATATGTCAAGAAAGGAACAAATTAAAAAAGAACAATCCAAAAAAGAACAATCTAAAAATATTAAAAAAAAAGAAGAAAGTAATTATAAAAAGAAAAAATATGATCACTCAGAAAGTGATGATCATGATGATGGAAGCGATTATTCAGATAGTGATGAATTAGATCTTCATGAATATCGTAAATTTTTAGCAAAAATATTTCCATCTAAAAATATTAATAACAAAGTTAAAGAAGGAGAGAAAATAAAGCAAAAATTATTAAATAATAAAAAACAAATCAAGCAAAAAGAAGAAAGTGAAGAAGAAGAGGAGTCTGTGTCTGATAACTCTAAAGGTCATAAAAAAAATAAACAAAAAAATTATATAATCACCGACAGCAGTAGTGATAGTGAATATGTTCCAAGTTCTACAGAAGACGATTATGAAGAAGAAGACGATGACGAAGAGTCTGAATATGAAACTGAATCAAGTAATGAAGAAGATGACAATGATGACGATACTTCTGAAGATGAAGAAGAAGACAATAAAAAAAAAGTTATTCCAAAATCTGACAAACAAAAAATAAATTTAGTTCTTACTGTTGGTGAGTTAAATGATAAATCAAGTAAATATAATGATTCTATTTATGAGTACTCATACGATTATGATGAATCTGAATCTGAATCTGAATCTGAAACAGAAGATGAGGATGCACCTTTATCATCTGATTCTGAATCATCTGCAAATAACACGAAAACAAAAAAAACATCAAAAATAATTAAAAAAAATAAACATTATAAAGAACAAAATTATAAGGATAAACTAGAAGATACAAAAACACAAAAAGATACTAAAGAAAAAATAGAAGACATCAAACAACTAGAACATATAGATAAACAAGATAGTGAAGAGCTTCTTTTAAAATTAAAAGAATTATACAATAATAATAGTAATAACAAAGCAATTCAAAAATGTATACAAGTTTGTGAAAATGACATTAAACATGAAATTATGAAAAATAAAAAAAAAGAACAAAAATATAAAGATAGAAATGTAAGAATTTTTAAAAAAATTATAAAAAACAAAAATGAAATGAATGATTATTCATTTTATGAGAAACTTGACATTAAAAAACAAAATTCAATTATAAAAGAATTAAAAGAAATAAATAAAATAACAAGAATAGAAAAACCATATAGAATTTCTTTATTAGAGTCTAATATTCCGACATCTTTTAAATGTGCTGCAATGAAAAAAATTAATTCAATTCGATATATGGATCCAGGTAGTGGAGAATTTTATAAAATTAAAAACTGGGTTGACACTTTTATGAAAATACCATTTGAAAAGTATAATATATTACCTGTAAATATTGATGACGGTGTTGAAAAATGTCACGCATTTATGGAAAATGCACAAAAAACATTAGATAATGCAGTATATGGATTAAATGATGCAAAAATGCAAATTATGCAAATGTTAGGTCAACTTATTACAAACCCCAAAGCAATTGGTACTGCTATTGCTATACATGGACCGCCAGGTACAGGTAAAACCAGTTTAGTAAAAGAAGGAATAAGTAAAATTTTAAATAGACCTTTTGCATTTATTGCACTTGGCGGAGCTACTGACAGTAGTTTTTTAGAAGGTCATTCATATACATATGAAGGAAGTACATGGGGAAAAATTGTACAAATATTAATTGATAGTAATTGTATGAATCCTGTAATATATTTTGATGAATTAGATAAAATAAGTGATACACCACGCGGAGATGAAATTGCTGGAATTTTAACACATTTAACAGATACTTCACAAAATAATCAATTTCACGATAAATATTTTTCAGAAATTAATTTTGATTTAAGTAAATGTTTATTTATATTTAGTTATAATGATGAATCAAAAGTTAATTCAATATTAAAAGATAGAATGTATAGAATTCAAACAAAAGGATACAATCAAAAACAAAAAACATTTATTAGTAATAATTATTTATTACCAAAAATATGTGAACAAATTAAATTCACTAATAAAGAAATAATTATACCAGATGAATCGATACATTATATTATTGATAATTATTGTGATAAAGAAGATGGGGTTAGAAATTTAAAAAGATGTCTTGAAATTATTCATACTAAATTAAATTTATATAGGTTAATGAAATCAGATAATAACTTATTTGAAGAAGACATGTCTTTAAAAGTATCATTTCCTTTTACAGTTACAATAGAAATAGTAAATAAATTAATTAAAAAAGATAAATTAAATATGACTACTTTGTATAGTATGTATATATAATATTATGGCACAATTATAAAATATAATTTATATTTGTATATAAAAATATGAATTTTAAAAATAAAATTAATTTAATAAATATAGAAAATAAATTTACAGGATTACATATAAATACTACATACACAAAATCGAATACATTTATAAAAGTACAAAACAAAAATAAAAGATATAATAACAATAAAATAATTAATAATATACCTAGAACTATCACAACATTTATTAATAATAGTGTCAATATAAATTATGATAATACAAATAAACAAAAAAATATACTTCTTCATGATGTATCTTTAAAAACAATAAATTTTACAAATAAAATTAATATTAATAATGTTGATTTTTATTCAGGTAGTTTTTCAATAACTAATTGCAATGATGGATATATTTTATGTTTTAGATATCTTAATTATTTTATTACTTATGATAATATTTGTATTAACAATGATAAAATAAATAATGCTACTATTAATAAATTTTTAAAAATTAATAAAGATTATAACATAATTCATGAAAATGAATTAATTATTCCAAATGTAACATTTTGGGATAAATCAAAATATAATTATGATGTATTAGGTGTTGAAGATGTTAGAATTATTAATTATAATGAAGAATTTAAAATTATAGGAGTAACCCAAAATTCAAATAACAAAATAGGTATATCAATAGGTGATTATAATTATAATGAAAACAAGATAACAAATTTAAAATTTATCGAACCTAATTTTAATTCTCAAAAGGTTGAAAAAAATTGGGTATATTTTAAAAATATTTCTAATAAATTATTAATAATTTATAAATGGTATCCATTGCAAATATGTAATATTTTTAATAATGAATTAAATCTTATACATGAAATAAAAATGCCTGAGTTTTTTATTAATGCACGTGGGTCATCTTGTGGATTTAATTATAATAATGAATTATGGTTTATAATTCATTGTAATAATGATGGAGACTATTATCATTCGATTGTAGTATTTAATGAACATGTTGTATTAAAAAAACATACTTCTTGGTTTAAATTTAAAGGATATAAAATAGAATTTTGTATTGGACTATATATTGAGAATGATAAATTAATTTTGCCTTATAGTATATATGATAATCAATCATATATAGATATTTATGATATGAATACAATTAATAATTTAAACTGGATTATATATTAAAAATAAAATAAATAATAAGATATGAATATTTGTTATTATTTATCTTTAAAACGAAATTATGAGAGAATTAATAATAATATAAATTCTATTATTGATAATTATCATGAAATAATTAATAAAAATAAAAACCATAATTTTATTTCTGAATTACTTATTGAAATAAATGAATATAAAAATAAAAATAATAAAATAAAAAATATATTAAATGATATTAATACATATTTACTTAATAATTGTGACCATATTTATGTAGAAGATACAATAGATATTAATCCTGACAAATCACAAAATATAGTATACTGTAAAATATGTGAATGTACAAAATAGTAATTATTTTTTAAACTTTTCAGATGCCAAATGTAAATTATGATATAATTTAGTTATATAACAAATATTGTAATAAATATACAAATATAATTAAAATAACGATATTAATATTTACACTTTTATTTGCAAGATACGAAGAAATTAAACATGCTAAAATCATCATTCCACTATCAGATAATATTGCTTTATATGACACTTCATTAGAATAATCCTTAAATGTATCTAACATTTGATTGATACCTCTTGGAACATTTTGAAAAAATAAATAAAATAATAAGTCGTGTATGAATTGAACTAGTACCGCTAAACAAATAAATTTAATTATTGAAAATGAATCAAATATATAATAGTAAATTGCTCTTACAATTATTAAACCAATTAATATAATCAATACATCTGCAATAACTGCTGATAAATTATATTTTGTATACCATTTTCTTAAAACAATAGATTTGATAATTTTGATGTTTAATAAAAAAATTACAAACATATCTGTAATTAATACACCATTTAATAATGGTAAATAATCATTTATATTGTTAAAGTTTGCTATATTTTTGAACATGAATATATATAATATATAATATATTATATATATAAAACCTGTATTTGAAATGTAACAAATTTATTTTTAATAAATAATATTTATAATATTTTACCATATAGAATCTGTATTGTGCCACCACATTCCATCACCTTTTACAATATCAAATAATGCTCTAAATATAGAATTTCTAGATAAAGGTATATTACACCTATATTTATCAAGTGGATGTGGATTTGTTTTTAATTGTGCCCGTAAAGATTTTTTATTTATTTGTTGTCTTTGTTGCATTGCAAATAAAGTATAAAATAACTGAAATGATAATTTTCTTACAGGATATGGAAGCTTATTCAATTCTTGAAAATCTCTAAGATAATAACTACTAATAGCCATACCTGATATATCAGCTAAATCTTCTCCTACACCAATTGATGCATCAAATTTTATTTTATCTCTCGCCGCAAATTCTTCATATTGTTTAATAACATCATTTTGTTTGATTTTATATTTTTTTTTATCTTCGGGACTCCACCAATCATGTAAATTACCTTTATAATCATATTTACTTCCCCAATCATCTAATGAATGTGACATTTCATGACATATAGTATAACCCATATTTGCAAGATTATATTCAATACCTCTTTCATTTAAATCAATAAATGGTTTTTGAATATATCCTTGATTTATATAAATTGAATTTCTAGAAGGGGTATAAGATGCATTTACTATATAAGCTTGACTACCAATCATTTTAACTGGATATTCGCTCCAACTCATAATGGGCATAGCTATAATATGTTCTCCTTCAAGCCCTATAAATTTATTATGTCTCCATGTCATAAGATTTAACATATTTTCATAAAAATTATTTGTATAACTTAAATCAGGGTCTAATAATATTTTTTCTGGCTTACCTATAATAAATTTTAAATGTTGTAATTTTAAAAGTGCATATTTTTTTGTAGACGGATTTAACCAAGTATTTTTTTTAATAATTTTTTCAAATACTATTTTTAAATCTTCGCAAAAAGTATTAACATATTCTATTGTTCCTGGTATTTGATATTTGTTTATATATTCATTAGTTAAAAAATTATTGAATGGTAATGACATATACAAAGATGCACTAACTGCATCACTATTTACAATACTTTCTTGTCCTCGTTGATATTTACCAAAAAAATCGTATATTACTTTTTCCCAATCTCGTGTTAATCTTGCAATATTTTTTATAAATAACCACACCCAATAAGTTCTCCATTTTTCTGTTGTCCAGTTTTCTATTAATAAATCTGTGCAACATTTCAAATAATTTAAACTTGATGCAATAAAAAATTTTGGAGGTGTTTTAAATCCTAGTTCTTTTGAAAATTCTTTCCAATTAAAACCATATTTTTTCATAGCATCTTCGGAAGATACTTTATTATATGTAGATTCTTCTTGAACTGAAACATTTGTACAACCTAAAGTTATAAATAGTTCAGCTTCAATTTCAAATATTGCTTCAGGTTTAAATCCATGATTTTTTCCAAATACAGTATTAAATAATTTTTTTACAAAATTAGTAAATGCAAGTCTATAATTTTTTTTATATTCTACTTCAGTATTATCATCATAATATACATTTAAATCTAAAATAGAAAATGTAGGGGAATTGATATAACACCTATAAATATCCGATTCTTTTTCATCAGAGGCAATTGACCAAGAAAATGGACAACTAAAAGATATCATTTCATTCTTATTTATTAAAGCAAGCAATTTCCATAAATTAGTTTTATTATTTCTTAATTCATCAATTTGTGTAACTATTTCTTTTGCTATATTTCTACTATTTTGAATTGTATTCATGTTAACTGTTGAATCATAAAAATTTTTTAAATTTTTAGATAATTTGTTGTTATTATTTTTAATATAATCTAAAACAATTTCATGTAATTCATGATATACTTTATCTTGAGTTAATCTAAAACTATCTACTTCTACTATATATTTTTGTTTTTTATCAACCCATTTTTTATTTAACCAAGTATGATTAACAAAACTGTAATAATCATCAATCGCTTTAATACTATTTTTTGCGTATGGTTTGAGTAAACTCTGTATAAAATGTTTATTTAATCCTTCCATTGTCTTATATTCTTTAAAATGTTCTTTAGTAAATACTTTTTCAAATGGTTTAACCCCTATTTTGTATTGTAGTATTTTTTTGGTTTTGTTATTTTTATTAATACTTGTATTTGCCATATAACTTTTTTTAGTTTTTGTCATTATATAATTAATATATATTTTTTCTTAATATTCAGAATATGGTAAATTATTACCACCACGAGTTATTAAATAATTATACTGATCAGTAGTCATACAAGCACAACCTGTACTATTAGAATATGCGTTTGGACAGCATTCAGGCTTAAAAGGTGTGTTTGCAAACATAAGCAATTCATCTTTAGGCAATGGAATAGGTTGAGATGGACGATCTAATATATTTTTAACTCCTTGCGATAAAGGCTCTCCTTGAACTACAGTTAAATTCGGCATACTCCAAGAAGATGTGTTCACTGGTTTATTATATTTTAAATTATAGTTAGACGATTCACCATAATTAGTATTAGCAGGTGTAAATCCTTCTTTTTTAGATGATGTAGTATTACCAACTTTTATATTAGAATCCGATGGTTTAATTGAATTTGTCGAACTAGCTTTTGTTGATTTTTTAAGTGCATCTGTCATATTTTCAAGACCTTCCATTATTTTATAAAAGTTACAACAACCACAAACGGTATGGCCTACTAAAATTAAATAGACGATACCTATTAAAATTAAGATTTCAAGATTAATCTTATAACCAAAAATATTTATATCCATATTATACATATTTCATAGATAATAATTTTAGTTTACACTTTTTTAAAATAAATCAATATTAGCATTATAATGACAAAATATATTATTATTAAGTTTAAAAGTTAAAGTATCTGTTAATAAATGATATAGTTTATTTTGTTTAATATTTAAATGTATTATTTCTTTATTTATGCATGAGTTTTTTCCTAAATAATGATTGTTTTGTTTATTAACATTTTTCCCATTTATTTCAACAATTCCATATACTTTTTCGCCATTTTCTAAAATATCTCCTACATTGATATTTTTTATTTGTTTTTTATTTCCATCATATAAATTAATAACGGTGTTTTCAATAAATCCAGTATCATAAATAGGGCTATTATCCATATTTATACAGTCAGATTCTCTCAAAACTTCATCCCAATCAGTAAATACTATATTATTTATTAAAATATATTTTGTTTTTGTATTTAAACAATACAAATATGGTTCATTATAAGTGTCTATTTTTATAGCATCGGGATGTAAATGTACTCTTATCCATGTATTTAAATACTTTACTAAATGCGAGTCAGATACTATTATTCCATGTAAATAATACATATTAGACCCTTTAGTTTCAACTTTTATTTTAGCAGTAACTTCATCACCGTTACTTAATTTCTCTCCAACATAAATATCAATAATTTTTTTATATGATTTATTTTCTATTTGGATTAATGTATTTTTATCAAAACATTTAACACTTGGTACGGACAATGTTGGAATAGAAAGACTTGTTTGCACTTTAAGTACATCCATCATAAATGCCATAATAATTATAAGTGGAATTGATAATGCAATAAAAATAGTAGTCATTGATATTGCAGCACCCCATGTAAACGGTATTATCCAAAAAAATGCAATCATGACTGCCATTGCTATTAAAATAGTAATAATAAATTGAAGTATAGCACCCATTAATGATTTTAACGCATAATAAGAACCTAATAATGTAAATAACCCAGCAGTCATAGTTCCTTGAATTTTACCAAATAGATCTTTAAAACTTATTATAATTTGTTGTATAGGTATCATAATATTCATTAGTCTACCCATAATCTCTTTACTAATTGATTCAATATCTGTTCTTAAATTATTAAACATTGCACGAATTGAATTTATTGAATTTTCTATTCCATCTAATATATTTTTTAAACTACTTATTACATATGTAATGGGTTCAAGCATAACTCCTGAAATACTCGTTAATATATTTTGTGTACAATAATTAAAGTTACTAAGAGTATAATCGTTTATACTCATATTGTCAGGTTTATTAATAAAACCTGCAAAAGGAATATTATATAAATTACATCTTTCAGCAACCCAATTTTCTTTTATTGGTTGTATATGTACCATTACATAACAATACATACATACAATTATTAATACTAATATAATAATAATTAATAATATTATAGATGATCCGTATTGATCAAAATATGTTTGATTTTTATATAAATTTTCAATAATGTTTTTATTCATATATATTAAATGGATAATATTCATTAAAAAGTATTGCAATAATATGGATATTTTATAAAGTGATCCTCCCAATCCCAAAATATTTCTTTTCCAATGTGTATATTATGATTATTTGTAATTAAACAACATAACCAATCTGTAGTAACATTTGTTTTTAATGCTTTTTTATAATTTTCTACTTTAATAAATTTTTTTGTCTCTTTGTTTAAAACTAAGTGTGAACCAGTTACATATATGCTAGTATCTCCATTTTTAATTTCAAATAATACTTCAGGATTTACTTTATTGTTTATTTGCATAGTAGATTCTACAATACTACCATTTTCTAAAATATCTCCTAATTTAATGTCTTTTATATAAACAATATTATTATTTTTTAATTTTATCTTGGTTAAAGGATGAAAACATTTTCCAAGAGATTGCACCATTTGTCCAGCAGGACCGTTCCATGCACTTTCCATAGTTTTAATGCTTCCATCCATTACATACATTATAGTAACTAATATGCCTATTGTTTTTCCCATTAAATCTTTTATTCCTATAATAATTTTTTGAAATTCAATAATTAAATTTAAAAATACACCAAATACAGATTGTATTATAGAAGATGTAAAGTTTCTAATTTTATCAAACATAGCTCTAATTGAATTTATTTCATTCAAAAATCCTGAAATAGTACTTGTCATTGATCCAGTTAAAAATGTTAATGGTTCTAACAAATAACCCATAAAATTACTTTGCATAGTTTGAATGCAATATACAAAATTACTTTGAACATCATCAGCTAAAGGCATATACATTGGATTACATCTATACAATGGCCAATTTGCTTTTATTTGTGAAATTTGAACACAGTAAAAAATATATATTACACAAAGTAAAAAACCTAAATTTAGATATATATAATTTAACCAATTTTTTCCTGAAGGCATTGTTTATAATATTATTTTTTATTTTAATTGATTAAGTTTATATTTAATATATATTTTAATTAAATATAATAAAATATGTATAATTTTTTAAAAAAAATAAATAAACAAAAAAAGGTACAAAATAACTCAATAATTTCAAAACCTTCTTATTTTAATAAAGATATGAATTATTATGTGTGTAGTTTTGGAGGTAGTGGATCTACTATTTTGTTTAATTACTTATCTAATTTTAGA